TTGGCTTAACCCAATTATTAGTATCGATGTTCTGATCAATACTTCCACCTTGATAGCTTGCGGCTTGCATTGATAGATCACCAGTTTTGATGTCACCAGCTACCGAATTAATACTGTCAGTAAAGTTTTTGGTATCTAAACTATTCAATCCAGAAACGGCGCTATCAGCAAGTGCGGTTGACATCTTAGAAACATCAACTGTTGTTGACTTCATACCATTTATAAACCCAGCGCCAAAGTAACCACCAAAAGCGTAAGTTACACGTGATGGTGAATGAATTTTAAGTGCACTTCTAATCTTGCTTGCCGCAGCATTAGCTAAACGACCAGCCGCTGACATAACAGAACCAAACATGCTACTAATACCATTTGCAAGCCCAGATCCTAAATAACTCCCGGCTGAATTGAATGAGCTATGTTTGCTTTTGGCACCACTAGCCCCGGCACTTCCAAGTTTAGATCCAGCTGAATTAGCACTACCAGTTCGGCTGCTAATACCGCTTGCTGCCGCTCCGCCATTTTTAGAACCGGCAGAAGTGAAATAACCAGCTGTTGCGCTAATTCCTGAAGCTCCTGAACGCCCGACTGACGAACCAGAAGACCGAGAGCTACCAGACTTGCCACTTAATCCACTAGCAGCAGCACTCCCGTTGCTTGATCCAGCTGAACGATAAGATCCAGACGTTGAACCAACACCGGAAGCACCGGCCTTACCTACCGAAGCCCCTGCCGATTGATGAGATCCTTTGGTATTCGCAATTGCTCGTGCCGATTGAATAGCAGCGTTACCACCGGCTGCTTTAAAGGCTGCCTGACCATTCGTAGAAGCAGCTGTGCCTGCAGAATTTATTACATCTGTAGCAGCACCTACAGCATCATACTTTTTGCCAGTAATCCCAGCTTTTAGAGCATCAATAGCAACACCACCTAATTGATTAAATTTGCCAATGTAAGTAGCGATTACAGCAACAATTGCCGCCATCGTAGCACCCATTATTTGAACTAATAATGGCAATCCAGTAACGAATGCTTCTGCCAGTTGACCGATTAACGCAATCCCAGCAGCAACGATTCTATTAGCATTATCTCCAATAGCTGCGGCTAGCGCTACGATTAAATTAACTCCAGCTTCAACGATTGACGGGATTGCAGAAGCTAAAGCGTTTATTAAACTAACAATCATTGCTGAGAATGAAGCAACCAAAGCTGGAGCATTAGTAGCAATAGCGTTCATCAATGAAATCAACATGCTAGAAAATGCAGATATTAACGCGGGCGCATTTTGTGTAATAGCGTTCATTATTGTTACCATCATAGTTGTAAATGATAACGCAATTGCTGGTGCGTGAGTTGAAACTGCTGTCATTAAACTTATGAGCATTGCCGAGAAAGATGTAGCAATTGCTGGTGCTTGTGATGATATAACTGTCATTAGTTTTAACATCATTTGAGTAAATGCTAATGCTATTTTAGGAACCGAAGCCATTGCTGACGTTAACATGCTAGTTATCATCGCTGCGAATCCAACCCCCAGCGCTGATAATACTGGCACGATGCTGTTAACGTTGTTTGAAAGTGTTGAAATCGCTTGGGCAACTTCTTT